TGCAAGGTCAGAATATCATCGTGCGTAGGCACGTGAACAAAGGTGCTGTAAAAGGAAGCATCAAGGAGCGATGGTCACAGGATGACTATACTATTAGTATTGAAGGTATCCTTATAGGTGAAAATGGTAAATATCCTGAGGAAGACGTAAGCCGTTTACGCTCATTCTGTGAAGCAGGACGAGTGACAGCGTTAAACCCTTTGCTGGAAATATTCGGTATATCACATCTTGTCATTGAAAGCTGGGAGATTCCTTTCACAAGTGGCTCTTCTAATCAGAACTATTCGCTAAAGGCATATAGTGATGACATATATAAACTTCTTTTAAATCAGCAGGACTTAAAACGATAGGCTTATGTACACAATGGCTTACGATATAGAGATTGGAGGCTGGCACGTTGGAATGCTTGACAGTGTTGAGGTGCATCGAAGTGTAGAACTTCTTGCTGATACGGCAACTATAACATTGCCAGGTGCACAGTATAATGTAGCTCTGGATGTTGAAGATAAACTTCACAGAGGAGATAAGGTTATTATTCGCTTTGGATATAAGGAAGAAGGTTTAAAGGAGGAGTTCACTGGCTGGCTGCAACAAATCAGTACAGACGGTGGCAATATTAAGCTGACTTGTGAGGATGATCTGTACACCTTTCGTAAGGAACTCAAAAACGAAGTGTTGAAGAAGGTTACACTTGCAGATCTTCTTAAGAAAGTAGTACAGGGAGTTGGAAAGGGCTACTCTATTCAATGCTCTTACAGTTGGACTTATGCAAAGTTTGTCATTCACAATGCTACTGGATATGATGTGCTCAAGAAAGTACAAGAAGAGTGTGGTGCAGATATATACCTTTCTAATGGTGTCTTACACGTGCATCCGCCAGGTGAAGTTGTAGGCGTAAATCGCTTTTATAATTTTGCCTTAAATGTAGAGGCAGTCAATTTGACTTATCGACAAGCAGCTGACCGTAAGGTTCGTGTAGTGGTCAAAGCTCTTCTTCCTGATGGAACTGTGAAAGAGGTAGAAGTCGGAGCTACTGGTGGTGAGAAGGTAGAAATAAAATGTCCTACTTCTGATGCTGCAAGTATGAAACTTCGTGGCGAACTTGAAGTTAAACGTCGTAGTTTCGACGGCTATGACGGAAGTATCACAACTTGGCTCATACCTGAATGTATTCCTGGCGATATGGCGTGGCTTTATGATGCGGATTATCCACGTAAGGATGGCTGCTACTTTGTAAGAGCAGTAACAACAACTTTCAGCAGAGACGGTGGTAAACGAAAAATAGAACTTGGATTCAGATTAAGCTAAGGATATGGATCAATATAAGGAATTAAGAGAAAGGTTGCGAGGTGTAGCACCACAGCAAGAGATGACTGTACTACAAGGTATCGTTAAGAGCGTAAGCGGTAGTACTTGTGACGTGGAAATTGGAAGCCTTCTCGTACCAGATGTTCGCCTTCGTGCATCTGAAACAAATGATAATGGAGAGATGCTGATAGTTCCAAAAGTTGGTACTGCAGTCATCATTGGGAGTCTGTCAGGAGACTACTCAAGCCTTGTCGTCTTAGCTGTGGATCATGTTGAATCTATAACGATAAATGGAGGTAAGCTTGGAGGACTGGTTAATATTGAGGACTTAACCAAGAAACTTAATGAACTGGTTAAAGCTGTCAATAGCCATACACACCAAGGAACTCATGGACCAACTGGTCCACCTCTGACTAAGGCACAGGAGTTTAAGAAGACTGATTATGAAGACGTAACTATCAAACATTGATATGAAAGGTATTACATTGATAGACTATGAAGCGGTTATACAACCGCATCGAGGACCAGACGGAAAGATTATCTCTGGTCTGATTGTCGCTGACACGCTGCATCAGAATCAGGCTTTGATTCTTCACTTACATAAGGGAGAGTTGAAAGAACGACCGATGACAGGCTGTGGCATCAGTGACATGCTGCTTGACAATGATCCTATTTATTGGAGAACGCTCATCAGAGAGCAGTTGGAGATGGACAGACAAACTGTGACTAATATAAAAATAACAACCAAAAGCATCGAAATAGATGCACAATATTAAACTTAAGCAATATGCAAAGAAACACGAAGGAATGGATACAATACGGCTCAGCCATATTTCTGCTTGCAAGTGGTGTGGCAATGGCTTTTCTGAGTTTCTTCTTTAATGGAGGCGATGTTAAAGACAGCGTGCTGTGGTATGTGTCGCAGACTTTGGTCTATGCTGGCTCAATCTTCGGTGTGGGTATCTACATCCAGAGTAAATGGGGAGATGTGAGAAATTACATCGACCGAGTTGTCAACTCCAAGAACGGAAAGGAGGAAGAATGAGAACGATTAAGTATATTGCAGTGCATTGTACTGCGAGCCATCAGTCACAGACTATTGAGAGCCTACGACAGGAATTCCTCCGTAAAGGATGGGTTAACCCTGGCTACCATTACGTGGTGTCGCCAGACGGCAAGATTACCCAGCTACTTGATGAAGACAAAGTAAGTAATGGCGTTAAGGGCTACAATTCAGTAACTATCAATGTCGCTTATATTGGCGGTATTGATATCAATGGTAAACCTATCGACAATCGCACAGAGGAACAGAAGCAAAGCCTGCGCTCACTGTTGAAGCTATTGCATAATAAGTACCCTACGGCAGTTATTCAAGGCCATCGTGACTTCTCGCCAGACTTGAACCACGATGGCAGAATCACCTCAAACGAGTATATCAAGGCTTGCCCTTGTTTCGATGCAAAGGCAGAATACGCAAACATCTAACAACAACGATATGAAAACATTAAAAGTATTATTAGCAGTTATCCTTACTGCCTTTCTTTTCTCTGCATGCTCGCATAAAGTCTATGTGCCTGTAGAGAGCATAAGCACCGACACGTTGCACGTTGTCAGTTACGACACCATAAGAGTTACAGAACGTCTTGCGCCAGTATCACTGCTGTTGCCAGAGTATCATCAGGAGCGTGCAACGAAAGACTCTGTTTCAGTTTTGCAGAATGCCTTGTATCGCTCAACGGCAAGAATACATAACGGTATCCTCACACACATATTAGAAAGTCTGCCAGGAGCTAAGGTAGAAGGTCTTACAACAGTGCATGACACAATCCGAATAACGATACACGATAAGGATCATAAACAATATAAAGAGAAACCAAAGATTATTTACAAGGAAAAGAATTTGAGCTGGATTGAAAAACGTGCAATGGAAACAGGATTTGTCGCATTCGGTGTTCTTATGATGTTAGCTCTTTATTTCGTAATAAGATGGAAGTTGAAGTGAAAGATGGTCAGACCTTGGCTGACATAGCTATACAGGAGTATGGCTCGCTGGAAGCATTGCCAGCTCTGGCTGCTGCTAACGCTATTGGTATGACTGATACGTTAGAGGCTGGAAGCAGATTGCAACTTCCTGACGTAAGTTTTAACCGATTAATACAACAGTATTGCAAGGCTAATGATGTATCTCCAGCGACAGAGAGAGGTATGACGGATGTCAAGTTAAGGGTATTCAGTGGTGAGTTCTCGCCACAGTTCAATTAAAGTAAACAAAATATGGCTCGTAGTATAGCAGAGATAAAACAAACAATGACAAATGCCTTTATGGCGGATGGTACAGTAAGAGAACGATACGGACTATCGGAGAACGATACCTTTGATGATAGTTTCTCTGTGGTTAGTATCGAGAATATTCTGTTTTACATCGTGGCTGCCTGTAGCCATGTACTGGAGGTTCTGTTCGACCAGTTCAAGGCAGATGTAGACGATAAGATCAGTCGTGCTGTAGTAGCAAGTGTACCTTGGTACTATAAGATTGCAAAAGAGTTCCAGTATGGTGATGCTTTAATCTTTAATGAGGCGACACAGCAATATGGCTATGAACAGGTATCTGAGAAGAAGCGAGTCGTCAAATATGTTGCTGTACGTGACAGAGGGTCTTCAGTGGAGATACTTGCTTCATGTGAAACAGGTGGACAGCCTACTGTTCTTTCAGATGATGTTCTGACAGCGTTCAAACAGTATTTGAACCGCGTTAAAATAGCAGGTGTCATTCTTTCGGTTCGTTCTTTACCTGCAGATAGTATCAGTATCACTGCAACGATACGTATCGACCCATTGGTAATTGACAGGACAGGAACAAGAATCGAAGACGGTAGTTTTGTTGTTGAGAATGCTGTAAACGCTTATCTCAGAAATATAATCTATGGTGGCACATTCAATAAGACTAAATTAGTTGATGCTATACAGAATGTGGAAGGTGTGTTGGATGTGGAGCTCCACGCATGTAAGTATAGTACAGATGGAATGACATATAATGATATCAACGGTAATAATTATACCGCTGTTAGCGGAAGTTTTTCCCCTGTTAACTTAAGAAATGCATTAGTCTATGTGGTATAAATTGGATGTTATAAAACTTGGTTTTCAATTGCTACCTCCTATATTGAGAAGCAAGGTGATTGTGGCTTTGCTCAAAGCAATGCTGAGAGGAATAAGAGACTTGTATAATCGATTCTATAGTTATCGCACCGATGTCTTGAATCGACTCACCATTACTGCAGGTGTACAATACATAGAAAAGGTTCTGAATGATGCCTTCTTCCTTACAAAACGTCAAATATACATAGTATCTGCAGGGCAGAAAGTTCAGACAGTTTTACATTTCAAGAGTGAAGGTCTTGCTCCTGTCTATGTGAGTGGTAGTTCTCCCTTGTACATCAGAGCCTATGACGATGTACCTAAAGAGGCCTCTTTTATTGTCTATGTGCCGTCTTTTCTATGCACCTCTACATCTGCTGCAGAAGATAAGTATGGCGGACAGCAGTTGACAACTATATTAAACCTATTGAATCATTATAAACCTGCGGGACGATCTTTCCGCATAGAAATATACGAATATGAATAAGATACTCTTTAGCGAGGGCGGACAGCCCCTCTACATCGATGATATCAAGACATTACAGGAGAACCCAGCTAATCAGATGTCTGCACTCCTTCAGGCTCTTGGTGCAAACACCTCTGTCTTTTTACTTGACCGGTTTCAAGGAGAATTAAAGAAGATTGATCAAAGTGCTGCGACGACTACCTTCCAAACTAAGAAAAATTGGTTGGTGCTTGACGGAGTTATCCATGAAATAAAGGAAACAACTCTTGTTGCACACAGTTGGAATGACCCTTTGTATGTAGGTGTTAGAAAATCTAATTCTGATGTACGTACATTTGAGGATGGACAAGAACATGCATGTAGGGAGACAGCAGAGGCTTTTCTGTCATTTGAGAAAACAGAAGGAGCCTTTAATGTCTTCGAGTTGAAAACTCTTTTTGACCTTATAGGTCCGAAGATGAAAGTTGAGTCGCAAGAATGGAAAGAAGAGGACGATGCCTTCTCACATCCTGTGAATGGTTATCATGGTACAATTCGAAAAAAAAGAGGACCAGGTTTTTTAATTAAGAAGATTTCGCTTGAAAGTGATAATACAGAATGGACCGATGGACCAGGGGTTGTGTTTAAGTACCCAACAACACGTGTTCCCGTTCCCCCTATATTCTCAGAATCTTTTTTAGTTGGAGTAAAAAACAAAGATGGTCAGCGTCAGATAGTTTGTATCATGCAAGCAGATGGAGAAGGAAAAATTGTAGGCACTCTGGGAGATTCCAGCCTTCCTGCTCCAATGAATTGTACAATTGAAACATATTTCTTCATACCGACATAAAAAATAACTATGGATACAATATATAATCTGCTCAAGCGAGCAAAGGAACTCAAAGAGAAAAGTCAAGTAGACAGCATTACGCCTGAAGAGGTTGGTAAGCTGCATGAAGACACATTAGCATACATAGCCTCATTGGAGCAGTCGGCTGATGGACTTGGTATTAAAAAGGTTTATCAGTCTAAGTCAGCTATGGAGGCTGATACAGACCCAGTCGGAACTAACGGCAAGACTCTCCGATATGGCCAGTTAGTAAGTATTTATGACGATGCACACGCTGATAGTTCTGAGAATGGAAATATTTATGCTTATCAGAAGCCTGGATGGCTGCTGATGGGAAAGGTCAGTGGTGGAATGACTCTTTCTATTGCGCAGGAGGCAGGCGACAGTGCAACTTCTGTGATGTCACAAAAAGCGGTGACGGAAGCAATCAGCCCACTTCAAAAAAAAACACCTATTGAAACAGTAGGAGATGGTTTCTTCGTGTCAGATAAATTTGGGAATATCATTATGAAAATCGATTCTGACGGATTTGATGTTGCGAAACTATCTGCTCACTTTTTGTCGCTTTTAGCATCGTCAGTAAATATCCCTATTTTTGAAACAAAGGAGATCGGATTCTATGTTACAGACGCAAACCTTAATATAGGATTTCAAGTTAATTCGGAGCATAGTAACTATTTACAATTTAAATAAATTTAATATATATATGGGTATAGCAATCATATTAAAGGATAGTGATTTTTCGAGCCTAAATCTTGGAAAGGTCGAATTAGGGAAAAAAGTTGAAATCCTGCGGTCAATCGCTATTATAGCAGAAGACAGTTATAGTGGTAGTACAGCGCAATTGCACTGTGCGTTTGAACCTCTTAATACAACTTATAATAGTGTTAAATGGAGTATTGTAGAGGGTGGTGATTATGCCTCTATAGATACTGATAGCGGTCTTCTCGTGATTAAGACAGGTGCAAGCAACAATAATGTGAAGGTTCGTGCAACATCGGTCCACTCATCTTCTATAATAGCAGAGAAGACTATAGCAGTAACAAGAGTCGTTAATAAGGTGTATTCCTATGAAGATGCGCCTATTCAGCCGGTGTTTATTGATAAATCATACTTCGAGAAAGATTTTACAGTTTTCCTTAAAACAATAGGGAAATCTGATAATCAGTTCTCAGGATCTTGTTTCTTCGGTCTTTATAGCGACAATTTGGGATATAAAGGTCTTGAGTTTATCGCTGATGGTTCTAATAACAGTAATAATATTCTAAGAAATAGTTCTTGGGGTGGAAATAAAGTTATTGTACCTACAATAAGAAATAATACCCCGATAGGTTTGAAGGCTGTTGAGAGAAACTTATATTATACTCTTGACGGAAGAGAATGGACGCTGTTTTCCAGTGAGTATGGTACACAAAAGTACCCCGTAGCTAAATTGTGTAAATTAGGAACTTATCACGAAGTTGTAGTGCATGTTGATGTGTACGATGGTGAAAAGGATTTGTCTAATTTGTTTACCTAAATAGGTGCGCGTATGAAAAAAATTAAATTGAAAACAGGAAATGAAGACGTCAGTGTAGTTACGTCTTCCTCAGATTCTCTATATGATACATCAAGTGTTGAGAGCTATCTCTCAATGCTTGCATCGAGAAGAAATTTATCCAATCTGTCTGATTTCGAGTTAAAAAGCGAACTTGATGCAGTAAAGGCACGGAGAGAAGGTCGAATGCTTTTTGAAGATGATTTTGAGGGTAACTCTCTTGATGAGTCAATGTGGAATGTTGACGATGGCTTCTTTAATAAAAGAATGTGGTATGTAAATTCCAAAGAGAATGTGTTAGTAAACAACTCTCAATTGATAATAACATGCTCTAAGAATAGTTTTAGCGGAAAGACATCAGCAGGGCAAATTCACACACGGGGTAATTTTGATTTCGGAGGAAACGTAAGAATTGAGGGAAAGTTCAAGATGCCAACGATAAGTGGATTCTGGCCAGCGTTTTGGACTTGGGGGAGCGATTGCTACTCCGTTAGAAATGGCGCATCAGACTATTCAGAGCTTGACATCTTTGAGATTTTCGGATCAAGTCCTCGAATAGATGTTAACTTTTGGAGTGGAGATAGTGTTGGCGATGGCACTACGGCAGGAGTTGAAAACAAGAGCTTCACGATTAGAAATAACGATGAAAAGTGGCACATTTATCGGGCAGATATATATGCTAATAAGATAGAGGTGTATTTTGATGGTGTACTCTTTGGAACGTTTGACACGACAAGTGTTAAAGGAAGCATGTATTACAAGTTAAGGCAATATCTCTTAGTAAGTGTGCAGATGTGGGAAAGAGACACTGTCTCTTCTAATATTGAGGATGCTCAGTTGAGATGTGACTGGATTAGAGTTTACGCATTGTCAGATGGAAATCAGTATCCTGATTCTATTGTGTTAAAGGAGACGAGTGTAACTCTTAGAGTTGGAGATAAGTATAGGATATTATGTGACACACCTAACTCTTTTGATCGTACTATTAAGTACATTATACAAGACGAGGCTATTGTGTCACATGGGGATATGGTCGTTTCTGAAATTGTGGCAAAGAGTCCAGGGAAAACAAAAGTTCTCTTACACACAAGAAACGGAAGGAGTGCTATATTCAATGTAACGGTCAATGAGTAAAGTAATATTTTTCTTCAACCTCAAATGATCAATTAGAGATTAAGTATAACTATGATAGAACTGATTTTATTTTAACGCCTCTGTTGATGAGTTAAGTCAGTTCTGCCAGAAAAAAATATTATGGTATAATCAACTTTTATTGTGCTGAAATAGGGGTAATTAAAAAGCCCCCAGCCTGTTAATAAGCAACGCCAATCACTTTTAAACAATGTACGCCACAAGAGCGCGACCGGGGGCAAATATCCTCGCTCGCTCTTGTGGCGTTTTATTGTATAATAAAGTGATTGGCGTTGCAAATTTACGAAATTTATTAGATATGAAGATCATTGAGATTGTAAAAATTAACAGGGAACTATTAAGAAACCTCCATATTGCTGGAGTTAGATTGGATGACACAAACTATATAGATTTATATACAGAATATAGACGGATGTTGTCAAAGCGTGAGAAAGTGTCTTACATAGTAGCAGCTCTTGCTGTGAAATATGCTATTAGCGAGCGTAAAGTTTATGCTCTTATTAAGCGATTTCAAACAGACTGCAATTTGTTTGCAGTGTAATCACTATATACGTTTATGCTTGTGAAAGAAAAACTCACGACCTTTGCATCATGACAAAGAAAATGTATTATTCAGCACCGCTTCCCTTCGTAGGTCAGAAGCGGATGTTTGCAAAAGAGTTTAAGAAGGTGTTAGAACAGTTCCCAGACGGAACAACATTTGTTGATTTATTCGGAGGCAGTGGTTTGTTGTCACATATTACGAAGTCCGAGAAGCCACATTCTAAAGTCGTGTATAATGATTTTGATGGATATAGGCTACGTCTGGAGCACGTGTCACAGACTAATGAATTACTCTCAGAGCTTAGAAAGATAGTTCGTGAGCTGCCTAAGCATAAGCCTATTGTTGGAGAAGCACGCAAACAGATTTTTGAGTGCTTAATTAAGTATCAAAATCGTTATGGTTATTTGGATTTTATCACTATATCGTCTTCTCTCTTATTTTCGATGAAGTATTGTATGAATATTGACGACATGAACAAGGAGACGTTGTATAACA